AGCTACAAGACTGGCATGGAAAGAAGTTTTACCAGTATTAGGACGAGCACCAACCAGAAGGAGATGCCCCCCACTAACACCTTCCACTTTTCTACGGAGAGTTGGGATGTTAAACTTCCATTGTGTCTCCAGATCATTAGCAGTAAGCAGCGTGTCAATACTAATATCGTTCCACTCAATACGTAGATTGGGAGTAAAGTCATCCTTGTAATCCTCAAGTAGTCGGCGCAAAGGTTCCAGTGTAGTCTTCGTACCGTTCACAAACTCAAAGCCAATGTTAGCTACCTGATCCCCAACATACTGCTGGAACATACTAGATAGAACATCCTCTGCAATCTCTGGCTTGATAGGCTCTGCCTTGTCAATCTTACGGAACAGATCATCGTAGGCAGACTTAGTTGCAGTAGTCATGCTCTGGTTCTGAGCTTGGAATACAGCGTGTAGGTCTTGCACTGTAAGGTCAGTGTCGTAGACTTCCATAGCAGAATCAAGGGCTTGCTTGAGCTTACGAACATCCTTGCTAAAGATGTTATCAGGACAGCGGATACCCTTATGCTGCTCATAGAAGTCTTTATTGAGTAGCGTCTTAAGTAGTGCCAACTCCATTATATCTCTCTCCTCGTATTAGGTGCACCTTGAACAAGCCCTCAGTTTTATTCATAGAGGCTATCATGTCAAGGAATTGTTTGTACGAAACTTCAAGTACAGAAAACCTGTCTAAACTTTCTTGCCACTGTCGTATAAATACAACACCGTCAGACAGGATAATCTGCAAGTCTTCGTGCTTACCGTCTTCGTCAAGACAGGTAACTATAGTGGAGTCGAACTCATGCTCAACACTGAACATTACGCTTTGTCCAGCTTAGCTAGAGTAAGCCTAATCATATAAGCAGTGTCACAAGCAGGGACACCATCATCAAGGTCTTGAAGAGTAGCATCAATCAAGCCCATCAGATTATCATACTTGTTTGTCATAGTCTCAAGAGCCTCACGATTACCATGCCGTGCCTCTTCATCGGCTGCTTTCTCTAGTTTACTCAAGTCCCATTTAGCCATCTTCTTTATCTCCTATAGTTGATGCCCCAAAGTATTCCAACAGACGTTTAGCTGCAAGAACATCCGCTTCAAGCTCCGCATAATCTTCGGACATTACATCCGTAATCTCCGCACGGTCATTGATTTCCCGCATTTCTTCAAGGGACCACTCAACTACCTGACGTAGACGGACAATGCACACGCTGTCGAATAGGTCGAGCAATGCGTCACCCTTCTGGCCCATCTCTTCAAAGATTTCGGTCCACATCTTGTTTGCCCACGGATTCTTCTCAGTCATTTTCAGTCTCCTTTTCCCAGTAACGTTTGTAACCCTTCCCTAGAACAGCCTTAACCTTCTTAAGTGCAGGCACCAACTCGGCACCCTCGTCTGCGTAGTAACCCAAGCCCTCAACCCAAGCGTCAACTTCTTCAAGAACAGACTCAAGTTCCTCAATACGGTCAGCAGCTTCAAGGTACAGACTGCCTTCTGGTTTGTCTTGATCTTCAGGGAACACACGTTCCCAAGCCCACAGCCGGATTAGTAAGTCATTCATTAGTTAGTGCCCTCCACGATACAGGGAACAGCCCCTGCATGATTTCACTGATCTGATCCGCTACAATCCGGCTCTCATATTGAGTGTCACTGGCGCAGCGTAGTTTGCACATAGAAGCAAAGGCGTCAAGACTTCCTGACCAATACCACTCTGTCATGGTGGACTGTGGCAGGACCATACGGGCTTGCTCAGGTGCTACTCCATGCCCTAACAGGTCGTTGTAGGCTTTAAGACATGCCCAGTTAGTGTCTCCCCAATCACCTACATCAACGACACCCTCAGACCCCTGCTTCTTGTCAGCACTACGGCCACGCCATACGTCAGGCACATAGAACTCAGGCTCTTCATCTACATAACGACGAGAGATTTCATTCCACCGTAGGAACTTATGCTTGACTAGTTGTCTAGCTACGAAGATCGGAGCCTTAACGTGGAAGGATGCGAAGGCATGACCGAATGGGCTGATGTGCTTGTGCTTAGCTAGGTAGTGGACTAGCTTGGTGTCACGTTCAGAGAGGACGTTAGGGCCACCTACACGGCCTTCAAACACACTCTTCTTACCAAAGCTAACCCGTGCTGCGTTCACCACTGACAGGTCGCTGCCCATGTGATCCACATATGTAGCTTTAATCATTCCTTAGCGCCTCTTTCTTTTCGTTCCTTGTAGACTTGCATGACATACTTCAAGCCCTCTTTGATTGTAGCCTTTATGCTTACATCAACAGAAGCATATTTAGAAAGGTTCTCTTGTGCTGTTATAACTTGAAGATTGCCTGACCAGTGAGGTCCACCATCAGACATAGGCCACATATGATCTACATGGTAGATAATTCCAGTAGCATCTGACAAGACTTGTCGTAGCTTATAGATAGAGCGGAGTCTAGCCTTTTCCTCTTCACAGTTACGTAGAAACTTAGGGACAGCGTTTCTTTTTAAAGCCTTACGTTTAGCATTACATTCTAATACAGCTTCCTTGTTAGCTTCACGGTAGGCTTTCTTCCTTTCAAGTATAACTTCCTTGTTAGCTTCCCTGTAAGCTTTGTGCTTTTCAGCTATAGATTCCTTGTTAGCTTCCCTGTAAGCTTTGTGCTTTTCAGCTATAGCTTCTTTGTTAGCTTCATACCAAGCTTTATTTCTCTCAGCTATATCTTCTTTGTTAGCTTCATACCAAGCTTTATTTCTCTCAGCCCTAGCTTCCTTGTTAGCTTCACGGTAAGCTTTCATAGCTTCCTTGTTAGCTTCCCGGTAAGCTTTATTTCTCTCAGCTATAGCTTCCTTGTTAGCTTCGTAGTAAGCTTTCTTCCTTTCAAGTATAGCTTCTTTGTTAGCTTCATACCAAGCTTTCATGTAAGCTTTCTTCTTTTCAGAAACCATGTTATGATATCTCCCTTAGCTTTTCGATATCCTCTGCGTTACGATACTTAATATCGTCGCTTAGTTTAATAGCATAAGTAGGCAAGCCTGTCCATGCCTCTATTTCCCTGCGATACTCAATAGTTTTTTGTATAGCGTCAGGGTCAAGGGCTACTACTGCTTTAGTATACTCACCTATCTTTTGTATATGCCTGTCAGTTAAGCTAGTGCCAAGGATAGCCATAGCTGTTACGTTATCTAGATACTGAGTAGCTACGATAGCAGACACAACATCCTCTACGATAAGCAAGGTGCCACCTTTACCTACAGTAAAGTAATCAGCGGCACCAGTGTAGCGATACCACTTAGGTATCTTACGTTGTCCTACTGCACGACCTACAGCATCAATGATCCTACCTTTGTATAAGATGGGGAACACTACACGTTCCTGCCTTACGTCATACATCAAGCCGGGATAGTTATAGATGCCCCACCTACGCACAAAGTGTTGGTAGTTCCAGTGCTCACTAGTAGGGCTAACTAGATACGCAGGTATCTCCATAGTATCAGGCTCAGCTTTCTTTGGCTTGCTATCAGGACGTAGTTTAGCTCTGACTTGCTGTGCTGTAAGACCTACAGCTATCTTACCTTTTATGTTGCAGCCCAGTTTGTAGCAGTTGTATACAATAACCCCATCAATGTCAGCAGATGTAAACGTATTACTGCCACCACACGCAGGACAGTTGCCACGATACGTGCCATCCGTAGGTGTCATACTCTCAGCAAAGCGTCTGTGTTTCTGCCAGTCAGTCATTGTCTGTATCGTTTCCTCTAGCTGCTAGTGCCTTACTCGCACCACTGAATGTGTTGACCATGTAAGGCTTCACTGAGTTAGGATTACGGTGCCCTGTTACTTGCATAATACCTACCAAGTCAACACCTGCTTCCATCATTTCTGTTACGGCAGTGCGGCGCAAGTCCATAGCTGTAAGTTCACGTGGAAGATTAGCTTTGTCTAGTATGTCATTGATAAGATTAGATACTTGGTGTAACCTGTATGGCTTGTATGCACCATCACTAGGTGTGACGTTTGGTGCTACATATTTCTGAAAGCCAAACTCTTCCTTCTGTTGGCGCAGCATCTTACACAGATTGTTGCTGATGGGGAGGTGAACATCAGCGTTACGTTTACTCTGCGTGAGATCAAGTCTACAGGCTTCAAGGTCAAGCGAGTCCCATGTCATGACTCTCATGTCACCGACACGCTGTCCCCAATCGTAAGCCATATGGACGATCAATCCAATGCTGCGCCAACGGAAGTCGGAGTAGGCAACACTCAAGAAGCTACGAAGATGCTCACGCTTCCACTTAACCTTGCGAGGCTTAGTTTGCTGCGTCTTAACAAGAGCAACTGGATCATGTTGCATAATGTCATAACGCATAGCGTGTCTCCAAGCTACCGAGAGTGCAGCTTTCCTGTAGTTAGCAGTGCGAATACCAGAGGAGGAGAGCCAGTATTCGTATGCTTGTGTCAGGTGTCGCACTCTGAGGTTGCCACTCCGATAATCCCCAAGAGCACGGCCTTCAACCACAGTAATGAGCATGGCTTGGAGGTTAGCTTCATACTCTTTCTGTGATCTAGCGGTCAGTCGTAGGAAGTCTTCTGACTTTAAGTAGAAGGCTACAACGTCACGCAGTAAGCAGTTCTTCTTGGGGATTATTCTCTTTACCATTCCTTCCTTACCTTCCAGTATGCCCAACATCTCTTACAGTGATCTTTACCACAGATCAAGTCAATAAGCCAGTAGATGTTAGGCTCTTTGTTTCGTTGTCGTTCCCAGTTCCTAGCACTAAACGTCTGGTTTAGGCTCCCGCCAGTTAACACGTTGACTAGGACGCTTGTCGCTATTGCTACCCTCTTTAGGTAAGTTGCCAATGTGTTCTGTCCACTCGTCATGGGGGTCATCTTTCTCTGTAGTCTTTGACTGTGAAGTAGATAAGTCCTGCGACATACATAACTCCTACTAAGATTATAGGGCCGAACATTAAAAGTTTGGATACCATAGCTCACCCTTATCTATCATGGTTTGCACCTCTTCTAGCTGCGTGTCTAAGAAGGACACATCTTTATCGCCATACCACAAGGCTTCATCAATAGCCTTGGTTAGTTCTTTCTGTCTACGTGGCAGGCTGATTAGCCTTGCGTCCTTAGTAGGGATTATGATTTGGACTTTCATAGGTTATCTCAGTTGTTACACATTTAGGTAGGCCACTAGCATAACTAATAGCTTCCTCTTTTGTCTTGCGTGAAGCATAGCATACCAGCTTCCCGTTAGTATCGAATATCTTTACATAGAATGTCATCTGTATATACTCCACACCATTAGGGCTAGGTCAAAGGCTACGGCAATAGATGCCATAGCCAAGATGATTGTAAAGAAGTCCCACTTCATGCTGACGCTAGGACGTAGCGAGTGTAACGCTGACCAGTGACAGGGTGGTTAGACTTGATACCTACAATGTCATGGCCTTCCTTGCGTAGCTCAGAGATACGCTTAGTGAAAGACTGGATGCTGTAATCTACCAGTGCTTCACGCACAGACAGGCCACCAGCTTTACGGAGATGGTTGAGGATTTGTTCATGCTGTTTCATTTTAGTTGCTCCTGTTGATGTCAGTAAAGATAAGTTCATACTCATGTCCACCATATGTAAAGTGAATAATTGAGTAGTCATATTCACGAATTGTTTTCGTGTTGTAACGTTCTACCTCGGTGCATTCCTGTCTGGTGCCATTGTTCTTAGCACCCTCATTAGCACCGATGATGCCACCTACGATAGCACCTGCTGCTGCACCATCGTCCTTACCTGTGACAGCTTTACCACCGATGCCACCGATAATCATACCAAGTAGTGCACCACCTGCTGCATTGTTTTGTTGCACAGTGCGACACTCACGCACACGGTAAGGCTCATAGATAACACGGTCAAAGAAGTAATCCTCTACGTGAGCGTCCATTACCTGCGCTGCGTATGTTGCTGAACCTGTGGATAAACCACAGGCCAGCGTTGCTATTGTGAATAGTTGTTTCATTTATGCTGCTTCCAGTTCGATGAAACGTTTGTCAGAAATCCACTGGCTGACTTCATGTTCACGTTTCCACATTGAGATAGATTGAGTATCGTTGCCAGTGTTCTTCAAGTTGAAGCCATTGCGATCATCTGCATAGCTGGCGTAGTTAGTGAAGGCAGAATAGAGTGCCCACTTATTATGTCCACGGGTAGCTGCCTCTGCCAAGTAGAGATGATACATCTTCTCTGCCTTGCGTTCAGAGTTTAGCATATCTTCAAGCAGCTTAAGCACAGTGCTGCCGTTAGTCTTAGTCTCAGCCCAGACCTGCATCTTAGATGCTTCCTCATAGAAGTCACGCCGTGCACGTGCCAGTTCAAAGATGAAGCTACTGAGTGTAAAGTTGGCTGTGTTCTTACGTTTGATTTTGTCATACTCCCCACGGATCATGCCATTGGTGCAGAAGAAGTCAATCTGTCCAAAGTAAACTTGATTGCTGCACGTTCCGTCGATACCGTGAAGGGCAATGATACGATTGCCAAGCTCAGTGCTGTGCTGTTCAGTCTCAATACGAGTCACCATGTTAGGCAGGGTAATGTCAAGCATAGACCAGCCACCCTTGTTGGCAGTGCGCCACTTAAACTTAGCATCAAGCAACTCTGCTTGGCTAAACTCTTGTGTCACTGTGTCATACACTTCACGATAGAAGTCACCGTGAGATGCACACTTAAAGTTTTGACCTACGATGGCAACAGGTTTACCAGTCGTAGCATTGATGACATACTTCTTGTCATCTAGTTTAGTAGGCTCGAAAGCTACGTCGAAGTCAATGTCAGTAGGGATATCAAAAGCCATGTCATGTTCCTCCATTTGTTTGGCTTAAGTTGTGTAACACAGATAGAACCTCCATTCTACTGTGGTATTTATGTCACACTTAGTAGTGTTGCATTTATGTCACAGTTCAGGGATCACAGTTTCCCAACCGTCTTGTTCAGGCTTAGATAGAAGGGACTCTTGCTTGAAGGCTTCCTCTTCTGCAAGCCTAGCTTCCAAGTCAATGCTGTCGATAGACAAGGTTTCAGTCCAAGTAGGGTCTAGCTTTTCCAGTTCTTGCCACAGGAAGATGATGTAGTTCTCAATCTCACCCTCCATAAATAAGTTCTGCACTAGGTCATCAGCCAAGGCTCGGTATTGTTCGTCTGTTAGTTTCATTTGGTCATCTCCTCTTTTAATATTAGGCATGGTCTAGCTCCTTGTAGGCTTGTCTTGCATACTTCAAACCTTCCTTGATTGTAGCTTTGATTTCCTCGTCAACAGATGCGTGTTTAGACAGGTTCTCTTGTGCTGGTATTACTTGTAGATTACCTGACCAATGAGGACCGCCATCTGACAAGGGCCACATATGGTCTACATGATAGACAATTCCAGTAGCATCTGACAAAAGCTGTCGTATCTTGTAGATTTCTTGAAGCCGTTTCTTTTCTTCTTCACAGTTACGTAAAAACTTAGGGACAGCGTTTCTTTTTAAAGCCCTACGTTTAGCAGACTTTTCTAATGAAGCTTCCTTGTTAGCTTCGTAGTAAGCTTTGTCTCTCTTCGCTACAGCTTCCTTGTTAGCTTCCCTGTAAGCTTTTATAGCTTCTTTGTTAGCTTCCCTGTAAGCTTTTTTAGCTTCTTTGTTAGCTTCGTAGTAAGCTTTATTACTCTCAGATATAGCTTCCTTGTTAGCTTCCCTGTAAGCTTTCATGTAGGCTTTATTATACTCTCGTCTCTTTTCCTTATCTTTAAGTGGCATAGTCCTAGTCCTCTAAAGGTCCGCATGACATAACAGCGGTAGTATTTACCCATCTGCCTTTGCTGTCATAGATATGTAGCTGGTCAATGATTTGAGTATAGCCATCTGTGCCATACAGCCAGCGATTAGCTGTTTGCATGAGATCAGACTTAAGTTTACTACGAACAAAGCCCTTGTTATATTCGTCAGTCTCAGGGTCTTTCAGTTGTAGATACCAGTAAGATTTCCACTTATGTAATACACCATGTTTCATAGTTCTACTCCTCCTATTTGCTGCCATAGGCTATAGCATATGACCGCTTAGCTTGGATATCTTTTGTGGTATTGTTCCAAGACACTACGTCAACACCACATTTAGTCTGGCCTAGGTAACGCCCCTTGGCACCACCTGCACTGACCCATTGGCCTGCATGGATATGCTTTCTCAGATAATCAGGCAGTTGCCAGATGTCTATTGTCTTGTGATACTGCATAGGTTAGTCCTCTCACTTAGCCCGCATTACAGCGTCAAAGCTATACACTTTTGTCCAAGTATATACACTAGACAGGCTTACGTTATGCTTTTTTGCAGCATTACGCTTGCCAAGGATAAAGGCAGTGCGGCAAACACGCAGCCGAACAGAGTCAGGATAGCCATAGTCAGGGTGGAAAACGTTATTCATAGTCTACTCCTCCAAGTAGGTTAAAGATTAGTCCTGCACAAAGCCGGACTGGTCAAGTTTAGCTTTGCCTTTAGCATACAGTGCCACGATAACTTGGCTTCCGTCAAGAAAGCGTAGGTCATCACGGTCACCGTCGATAGTATTTAGTCCCAAGAATGTTGCAGGGATGCAACGCTTATTGCGGAACACCACAGCCATATTCATGCCACGGGATAGGGCAATCTTCACCTGCTTAGCATAGGCAGGATTAGCTGCACTGTAGCTATAGGTCAGGTGATAATTGTCAGGCACAATCCTGTTGGCAATCTTTGTGTAGTCATAGAATTGCACCTGAGGGAACATCTCAAACAAGGTTTGATTGTCTATAGTCTGCAATTCCCAGCGGATATCACTTGTGCCATTCAGTCGGATGCAAGGTTGGATAGAACGCTTGTCACAGTATGACACAAAGGATGTAATGTCTTTGACAAGTTGCCGCATGAAGCCGTCACGGTCCTTTGCGAACCATTCAGTCTTGCGAGCACGGCCTAGCTGCACAGAGGACATTTGCCCACGGCCTGCCGTATTGAGGCAACCGTCAATGCAACCTGCTGTTTCAGCCATAGGGCAGACATTGATACCTGCACTTTTCCAAGGCGTCAGATACATGATAGCCGTGAGATACTCAGAGCCATCGCCTTTGACAGTCTTTGCGTTATTGCCGCAAGACAAGAGATTGCCTTTCCAAGTCATAGCTAGTCCTCCAACTAGATTGTCTTATCACTAGGGCCAGACTGATCCAGCCCTAGACATAAGTCAACCTTAATCCTTTGCGTCAGGTTGAATTTCCAAGCTAGGCATAGGGAAGTCATCCATATTTGAGAACATATCAAACTCCACCTTGCTGCCATCCGCATTGGTGACGATTAGACAAAGCCTAGTAAAGCCTTTGAATTTCCGTAGTTTCATTTCAGTCTTGATGACGTTGTGGGCATTGCATGAAAACGTAGTCATAGTTAGTCCTCCTGTTAGGTTGTCTATAGTGAGACACATTCAGAGCCATCCGTCAAGCGGAAGGACAGGTTGGCCTGTCTTACTCTAAATGTGTCCTAGATAGACACACTTTCCCCGCACCATCAGAAAGATGATTATATCACGGGCCACCAGATTGCCTTGCTTCACAATCCGGGCCTAGGCTGTTTGATACTAGGGAGCCCAAACCTAGGGCGACTCAATCCTAGCGCCGATTAGTCGGTCACACTTCCACATCCTTCCGGGATGCATCCTATGATAAAAAGCAGGTAGTCGTTTATTCTGTCATTCAGTTAGGCATAGTCTAGTCGTTTAGTCAATTAGTATTTGTTCAAGTGTGTCACTCGGCTAGGGTCTGGCACTTAGAATCCTTCCCGTTGTCGTATGGCCCTTAGGGCTTAACTAGCTTTCTGTGTTCGCCTTCTCGGCTACCCCACTTGTTTCGTCTTAGTATGTCGGGCCTTGCACCGGACTCGTCGCCTAGGACGCTGGCACTAGTTGAAGAGCCTACGCTGCTTCGGGTCAGTGCCTTGTCGCTTTCGATGTATTCAGTAAGCCCCCTATTTTCGAGGATTGCAAGAACTTTATTTTCCTAAGCAAATTCAATGGCTTACTAGAAAACATACCGAGATGTTCCTGATTCGTTCTCACTTCTGTTGCATAATAGCAACACTTTTTTTGGGTGTTCCTGATTTGTTCTCACAAGAAAATGTTGTTCCCGTTTTGTTCTTACACACACACACGCACGTGCGAGCTATTACTTGGAAAAGCTGCACTCGCCTTGTGGTTGCTGTCTGTTCTGCTTGTAGTTGAGGGGGTGTGCATTTTTGCAAGGGGGGTGCATCCCGTTATGCATTTTTGCACATAGGCGCATAACCCCTTGATTAAACAGCCTTTTTCTAGACTTACAGAAGAACAATCAGTTGCAATGTGTAGCAAAAACAAAGGCTTAGCGTATCTGCAGACAGGCATTGCATGGAAAGCAGCTAAAAACAGCAGAACAAAAGCAGAACACGGGGGGTGTGGCGAGGGCCACTGGGGGGTAGGCCGTTACGTATATATGTATAAACACACGGAAGGGCTTTTTTAGTACCCCCTTAAAGCCTATATATACGCCCAAATACACCTG